CGTGGCCCGCCCGGCGAGCAGGGCGAGCGCGGCGCCGATGGCGAGCGCGGCGCCGATGGCGAGCGCGGCGCGGCCGGTGAACGGGGTGAGAAGGGTGAGCCAGGAGAGCGTGGCCCGCCCGGCGAGCAGGGCGAGCGCGGCGCCGATGGCGAGCGCGGCGCCGATGGCGAGCGCGGCGCGGCCGGTGAACGGGGTGAGAAGGGTGAGCCAGGAGAGCGTGGCCCGCCCGGCGACAAAGGCGAGTGCGGCGCTGATGGCGCGCCCGGCGACCGTGGGGAGAACGGCGACCGCGGGGAGCGTGGCGTCGATGGCCTCGGCTTCGAGGACATGGAAGAGGAACTCTCCGCCGACGGACGCACCGTCACGCGGCGCTACCGCCGCGGCGACGCGGTGAAGGAGTTCACCTTCCACGTACCCACGGTGATCGACCGCGGCGTGTATCGGGCGGACGAGTCCTATCAGCGCGGCGATGGCGTCACGTGGGCCGGCTCGTTCTGGATCGCCCAGAAGGACACCTCCGCGAAGCCGGACGCCCCGGACGGCGGCTGGCGGCTCGCGGTGAAGCGTGGGCGCGACGGCAAGGACGGGAAGGACGGCGCGCCGGGGGAGCAGGGTAAGGAAGGCCCACGCGGGCGCGACCTCACCCAGATGGGCCTCGATGGGACGAAGTGGTGACGAGCGCATGAGCGTCATCGTCATCACCCCGCCGGCCTCGCGGCGCCTGACCACGGTCGAGAACGTGCGGCAGGACCTCGGCCTGCCGGCGGACACTCCCCTCGACGCGCAGATCCTCCGGCACATCGATGCGCAGTCCGGGCGCGCGGCGCGCTACTGCAATCGCGAGTTCGGGCTGCACGCGGTCCGGGAGCGGATCGCACTGCCGCCGCACGGCCGCGGAGAGAGCATCACGCTCAGCCGAGGACCGATCGCGCAGATCGTCAGCATCATGATGGACGGGCGGGTGCTCGACCCATCGCAGTACGAGGCTGACGGGCTGTCCGTCTATATGCTGTCGGCCGGCACGCGCAGCGCGTGGAGCGGGAGCATCCTCCACGTGGCCTACGACGCCGGCTACGTCCTGCCGGGCCAGGATACCGGTGACGCGCCCGCCGGGGCTGAGCCGCTGCCGGCGGACATCGAGCGCGCGGTGATCCTCTTGGTGGGGGCCGCCCTATCGACAAGCCGTCGCGATCCGATGCTGAAGAGCGACCGGGTCGAGGGCATCGGGCAGCGGGACTACTATGTCCAGGGCCAGAACGCCGCCATGCCGCTGCCGGAGGCCGAGGAGGCGCTTCGCCCATACCGCCGGGTGACCTTCGCGTGACGCCCGACGAGGCAATCGCGTCGCTGGACTCCCGGATCAGGGAGAGCGGCCAGACCGTGAAGCTGAGGCAGGGCAGCCAGGAGCGCACGTTGCGTGCCTTCGTTCGCGGCTACCAGCCGAGCGAACTCGGGAACGGCGTGCAACAGGGCGACAGCCTTGTGGTCCTGTCTCCGAGCGAACTCGCCCGGCACGGCTTGGTGGAGATCAAGCGCCTTGATCGCCTGGAGGTCGGCGCCAGGGCGCGAATAGTGGAGTACGCGACTCCAACGCTGATCGGCGACACGGTGGTGCGCTGGGACGTGCTGATCCGCGGCTGATGCGTATCTCCGCCAAGATCGACCCGATCGACCGCGACGTCGCCCTGCTGCTCGACGAGACGCTCGGGGCAGACGCCGTGGCGGAGATCCTGCGCCAGGAGGCGGCGCAGGCCCTGCTCGAGGCGCAGGACCAGAACCAGCGCGCGCTGGGCTACGTGCCCGAGCACGTGACCTTCGTGGACGGCGCCCTCGCCCAGGGGCTCGCTGGCGTCCGCCCTGGCAGTACGGTGACCTTCGAGTTCCAGCTGCTCACCGACGTGATCGAGTGGGTCCACCAGCAGCTGCTCACGCACTCGCCGGTCGGCCCCGGGCCGAAGGAGCCGGGCAACCGGTACTCCGAGCAGCACGTGTGGTTCGCCGACGACATCGAGATGGACCCCATGAACCCGCCCCCGGCGGAGCAGTACATGGTCCTGAACGCGCAGCCCTACGCGCGGCGCATCGAGCGCGGGTGGTCCAAACAGGCGCCGGGCGGCGTGTACGAGGCAGTGGCCGGCATGGCCAAGGCCCGCTTCGGCAACATCGCCTACATCGGCTTCGGCTGGCGCTCCTTCAACGAGGGCGGGATCGGCCGGTGGGCCGCCACCGGTAGCGCCCGCCGCATGGCGCGCGAGATCCGCGGCGGCAACCCGCGCACGCACACCGACTGGCTCACCCGCCAGCCGGCCATCATCATCGACCCGGGCAAGTAAGGCATGGCGATCAACAAGGTGATCGACGCCGTGGAGGCGCGCTTGGCCGCGAACTTCACGCGCTGCACGGTGTTCGGCTTCAACCTTGCCGCCGAGAGCGAGCCGCCGCAGGACGGCAGCGCGTTCCTGCAGGTCTCCTACCCGGCCGCCAACAACACCCAGATCACCGTCGGCGACCCGGGCAACAACCTCTGGCGCGAGAATGGGGCCTTCCGGCTCGCGCTGTTCGCGCGCCGCGGCGAGGGGACCGCCGACGCGCGCGTGTGGATGGCCGAACTCGCCGACCTCTTCCGCGGGAAGGGGTTCGACGGTGTCCAGTGTTGGGGACCGACATCGCCAGCACTCGATGATCGCAACGAGGATGGTGTCTACTTCATCCTCTCGATCGCGGTCCCCTATCAGGCTGATTACTTCGGATAAACTTCAGGAGAGCTTGGAATGCCGATCGCCTCTGGCAGCGCCCGCCGCACCGCCTACGTCGCCGAGGCGACGCTGGGCGTGACGCCGGCGACCCCGTCCTTGAAGAACCTGCGCGTGACCGGTGGCTCCCTGCGGACCAACAAGACCACCGTCGTCTCGGACGAGATCCAGCTGGATCGCAACGTGCGCGACGAGCCCCAGACCGGCCAGGACGTAGCGGGCACCTACAACTTCGAGTTCTCCTACGGCACCTTCGACGACATGCTCGAGGGTGCGCTGTTCGGCACGTGGACCACCAACGTGCTCAAGAACGGCATCACGCCCAAGAGCTTCACCTTCGAGGAGACGGTGGACCTCGGCGGCGGCGTCAGCTCGTTCAGCCGCTTCACCGGCACGATGGTGAACACCTTCAACCTCGCGCTGGCCTCGCGCGCGCTCACCACCGGCTCCATCGACCTGATGGCGCAGAAGGAGGTGCTGGCCAGCGCCATCGTCACGGGGGCCACCTACGCCACCGCCAACACGGAGCCGGTGCAGAACGGCTCCACGGGCGTGGCGGCGCTGGGGCTCACGGGCCTCACCACCCAGCCGAAGGTGCGCTCGCTGAACCTCTCGATCGCGAACAACCTGCGCACCCGCCCCCTGATCGGCTCGCTGTTCACCGAGAGCTTCGGCTACGGCCGATGCGAGGTCACGGGCAGCCTCGAGGCCTACTTCGAGACCAACGAGCTCTACCAGAAGGTGCTCGACCACGGCTCGGCGCCGCTCACCTTCAACGTCGGCGAGACCGCGAACAAGAAGTACACGGTCTTGCTGCCCAAGATCATCTTCACGAACGGCGAGCGCCGCCCCAGCAGTAACAACGACGACGTGATGGTGACCATCCCGTTCCGGGCGGTCTACGACCTGACGGAGCTGTGCAGCATCAAGATCACGAGGGCCGTCGCATGAAGACGATCAAGATCTCTGAGGGCTTCGAGGGCTACCCGGACGGCAGGACGCTTCGGACCTTCCAGAAGAACGAGGAGGCCGAGGTCCCCAAGGAGTTCGCCGATCTGGCGATCGAGAAGGGGTTGGCGAAGGAGGTGCCGACGCGCCGCGCCGCACCTCGCGAAGAGAAGGGCAGCAGCGAGTGAAGCTCAAGAGCATGAAGGTCAACTCAGCGGCTATCGAAGCAGGACGCTGGGTCGACGACATTCCGGACATGGAAGACCTGCGCCTCCACGTCCGGGGCATCGACAACCGTGACTACCGGGCGCTGCAGACCCGGTTGATCGAGACCATCCCGCGGGAGCGCCGGCTGCGCGGCCTCCTGCCGGAGGACCGGGACCGGATCCAGAACGAATGCCTGATCGAGACCGTGCTGCTCGGCTGGGACAACGTGACGGACGACGACAAGACCCCGGTCCCCTTCAGCAAGGATCTGGCCCGCCAGATGATCGAGGACCCCGACTTGGCCCGATTCCGCGGCGCCGTGGTGTGGGCCGCGGCCCTGGTGTCGGAAGAGAACGCCGCCGATCAGAAGGTGGCGGAGGGAAACTCGCCGACGCCCTGACGTGGCACCTCGCGTGGGCTGAGAGCCTGGAATGGCTCCTGCAGCTCGCCGAGGAGAACGCCGCCGAGGGGCGCCCGCCCCCGGCGGCGCTCCTCCGCAAGCCCGAACTCGAGGGGCTGGCGGAGCGGGCCTACGCCGCGTTCTGGGACCTGATCGGCGACCGCCAGCTGGGCTTCGGGTCCATCGGGCGGATCTCGTTCCTCGCGGTCGACCGCTGGTTCGAGCGGTCGGGCCTGCACCCCGATCTGTTCGACCGCTTCAAGAGGTTGGTGCAGGTCCTCGATCGCATCTGGGTCGAGAAGAGCCGAACCACGCCGCCGGCACCGCCGGCCGGCGCAACTGACAAGGGCTGATGCCGACCTTCGACACCCTGCGCAGGGTCACCATCCGTCAGGTCACGGAAGGGGGCGACGCCGCCCGCCGGGACTTGAACCAGACGACCGCCGCCGTCGCGGGCGCCGCCAAGGCCATGGGCAACCTCGCCGTGGTCTCAGAGGACAGCGCGCGACGGACGGCGTCCGTCGGCGCTCGGTTCCGGCAGATGGAGATGTCGCTGGATGCGGCGGCCCGCGCCTCGGCGAATCTCGAGCGCGGCCTGCGCACCGCGAACCTGCATCTGGCCCAGAACGCCGACGAGGCGGACCGTGTGGCAGTCCAGGTGGCGCGCCTGAACCTCATCTACGACAACCAGATCCGCATGACCGCAGGCCTCACCACGGCCCAGCGGCAGATGGCGCGCGCGGCGATCGAGGCCGCCGACGCGCAGGAGCGCGCCGCCCAGGCGACCGTGCGCGCTCTCAACGCCCGGCTCGGCGCGCGCGCGCGGCCCGGCTCCGCCCAGACCGAGCAGGCCGGCAGCGACTTCGAGGCTGCCATCCGTGATGCCGAGCGCCTGCGCGCCGCCTACGATCCCCTGTTCTCCGCCCACCAGCGGTACAAGGCCAGCCTCGCCGATCTGCGCAGCCTGCTCCTGAACGGCACCATGTCGTTCACGGAGTACAGCGCCGCGGTTGCGCGCGTGCGCGAGGCCTTCCTCGAGAGCGCCACCGCGCAGGGCCTGCACACCCGGGCCACCGAGGAAGCGGCCCGCGCCGCCACGGCGGCGAAGGAGGCGGAGGACGCCCGCGCCACGGCCGCGCAGCGCGCCGCCCAGGGATGGCGGTCGCTCGGCCAGGGCACCTATGCGAATGCCCAGGCCTCGGCCCGCCTCGGCAGCCTCAGCAACACCCGCGGCACGGTCCTGGACGACGCGGCGATCCGCGCGCAGGTCCAGTCCGTCGACCCAATGGCGGCCGCCGACGCGGCGCTGGCCGCACAGCTGGAGAAGATCAACCGGCTCCGGGCCGCCGGCTACCTCTCGCAGGAGCAGTACACGCGCTCCACGAACGCCGCGCAGGGCTCGCACGCGGCCCTCACCCACCAGCTCAAGCGACAGGCCGAGGAGCAGGAGCGGCTGGCGAAGGGCAGTCGCCTGACAGGGTACGAGCTCCAGAACCTGAGCTACCAGGTCAACGACGTCGCGAGTTCGCTGGCCGCCGGCATCTCCCCCATGCAGACCTTCGCCCAGCAGGGCGGCCAGATCTATCAGATCCTGGCCGGCTCGGCCGGCGGCGTGAGGGGCGCCCTCAAGGGCATCGCCGACGTGGTGGGGTCCGCGATCACGCGGGTCGGGGCGCTGGGCGTGGCCTTCGGTGGCACCGCGACCGCGACGCTCGCCGCCCTGGTGGCGTGGCGCCAGTACGAGGCCACCCAGCGCGACTCCGCGCGCTCGGTCTCGGGCATCGGCCGGGGCTCCGGCGCCACCGTGGACGACATCAACCGGGTCGCCGAGACGGCCAGCGAGAGCGGCGACGTCTCGCGGCGCGAGGCGCGGTCCATGGCCTCGGAATTCGCGGCGACCGGGCGCATCGGCGTGGCCATGTTCGACGGGCTGATCCAGCGCGCCAACGACTATGCGAAGACGACCGGCCAGGACATGGCCGACGCCTCTAAGGAACTCGCGCAGGCCTTCGCGGACCCGTCGCGCGGCGTCGACATCCTGAATGGCAAGCTCGGGGGCTTCAACGACCGCACGATCGAGACGGTTCGCCGGCTGAAGGACCAGGGCGACGCGCTCGGGGCGCAGCAGGTCCTGTTCAACGCCCTCAACGACAACGTCGAGCGGTCCGAGCGCCTGATGTCTGGCTGGGGCCGGACCATGGAGAGCATCGGCAACACGGTCTCCAACCTCTGGGACCGGCTCGGCAGCGTCGTCGACCGGGTGGTCACGGGCGGCAGCCTGGAGACCCAGATCAGGACGGCGGAGGCCGCCCTGGCAGAGGTGGCGCGGCAGCGCAACTCGATCTTCGGGATCTCCGGCGCCGACGCGGACGCGCGCGAGAGGGCACTGCGGGCCGAGCTGACGCGCCTGCGGGCGCAGCAGCAGAGCCAGCGCGCGGGCGACAACACGGTTATCACGGCCCGGAACAACCGCGAGATCATGGAACTCGCGCGCGGGCTGGACCCCGCCGGCCGGGAGCTGTCGTCGCTGCAGAACCAGACCGAGCGGCTGCGCAAGGCCATCGCCGACCCCGTGAAGTTCGGGCTCGATCTGGGCCAGCTGGCGGAGGTGGAGGCAGCCTTCACCCGGCTGCAGAACCTCATCCGCAACACCCGCGAGGATATCGAGCGGTACGGCTCGGTGGCCAACGCGAACATGGTGCGCTCGGCCGCCAACGCGAATGCGAACGTCGAGCTGAACCCCTTCGAGCGTCAGGTCGCCGAGCGCCGGCAGGAATACGAGCGCCAGCTGCGCGATGCGAACCTGACGCCGCTCGGGCGGAGCCGGGAGCAGATCAACGCGGAATTCCAGCGCCGCGCGCAGGAGCCCGGCCTGGAGGCGCCCCAGCTGCAGGCGCTGGAGGCCGAGCGCGCGGTCCGGCTGCGAGAGGTGGCGAGCCGCGAGGCCCTGACCACCGCGATGAACATCGACATCGACCGGATCAACAAGCAGGCCGAGGTGGAGGCGCGCCGCACCGCGGTCTCGAGCGACTACATCCGGGCGGTGATGGGCGCCGAGAGCAGCGGCGACCCGAACGCCCGGAACCGCGCCTCGTCAGCCACCGGCCTGTTCCAGTTCATCGACAGCACCTGGGAGCGGCTGTTCCGCCGCGAGTTCCCGGCGCGCGCCCAGAACATGGACCGGGACACCATCCTGGCGCAGCGCGCGAACCGCGACGACCAGATGGCGCTCATGCGGGCGCTGACCGAGGACAACCGCCGCGCGCTGGAGCGGGCCGGCTTCGCCACCAGCAACCGGAACCTCTATCTCGCCCACTTCGCGGGCGCGCAGGGCGCGATCGACCTGCTGCGCAACCCCGAGGGCACCGCCTCGGCGATCCTGGGGCCGCGGGCCACCGCCGCAAACCCGACCGTGATCCCGGGCCGGACGGCGCAGCAGGTCATCGACTGGGCGGGCCGGACGATCGAGCGCAAGATGCCCGGCGTGGCCCAGCAGCGGCTCCAGAACGAGCAGCTGGGGTCGGAGGTGTCGACCACCGAGCGCACCGCGCGGGCGGAGGCGGAGCGGTCGAAGGTCCAGGAGCTCCTGAACGACCACATCCAGCGCGGGACGGAGCTGGGGCAGGCCTACCGCACGGGGCAGGAGCTGCTGAACGCCGACACCTCGAAGATGACCGAGACGCAGCGCGCCCAGTACTCCGCGCTGATGGACGTCGCGCGCGGCTACGGGAACGTGACCCAGGCGGCGACCAACGCCCGGATCGTCCAGGAAGCGGCCTTCGACCGCAAGCTGATCGGCATGAGCGAGGGCGAGGGCCGGATCGCCACGCGCCTGCGCGGCACCGGGCTCGGGATGGACAGCGCCGAGGCCGAGATGCTGCGCGTGAACGACGCGCTCAAGGAGGCCAAGGATCTGACCAAGGAGGCCTTCAGCGGCATCGCGGGCGACCTGCGGCGCGGCGTGTCCGCCGCCGAGGCCCTGTCGAACGTGATGAACCGGATCATCGACCGGCTCCTCAACAAGGGCATCGACAGCCTGGTCTCGTCGCTCTTCGACATGGGCGCCAAGGGCATGGGCAGCGGGGGTGGGATCGGCAGCTTCTTCTCCAGCATCGGCGGCGCGCTCGGCTTCGCCAACGGCGGCTACACCGGAGCCGGCGGCCGCTACGAGCCGGCCGGCGTGGTCCACCGCGGCGAGTATGTCTTCGACGCGCCCACCGTCTCGAAGATCGGCGTGTCGGCCCTGGACGCCATGCGCGCGCAGCTGAAGGGCTACGCGGACGGCGGCTATGTCACGGCCGCCGATCTCCCACCGAACGCCAGCGCGCCGCCGCCGGCCGCCAATACGAACGTCGGCGGCCCGCAGTTCAACGCCCAGATCGTCATGCAGGCGAGCGGCAACGCGGAAGCCGACCACCGCATGGCCGAGGAAGCCGTGAAGCTCTGGCGCGCCGAGAGCGAGAGCATGATGGCCGCCTGGGCCAATCGGGAAATGTCGCCTGGCGGCATGCTGCACCAAGCGGGTGCGCGCCGCGCCCGCTGATCCCCCCTTCGACCCTGAGGACTGCCTGCTGGGACTGCCTGCTGGGCGCCCTCAGCTTCGGCGCGTAGCGCCACAACCCAGGAGCACCCAATGACCCGCAACAAGAAGATCGACCGCGCTGGCGCCGTGGATCTGCAGCCCGTGGTGGGCGTGCCGGCCAACGGTGCCGGCGCACACCCGCAGATGTCGGCACCGACCGCTCCGGCCGCCCCGGCAGAGGGCCTGGTGCCGATGCCCACGATCGAGAACGACGCCCCGTTCGTGTTCCGGCCCGAAGCCGGCATCGACGCGGCGAGCGTCTTCGAGATCGCCCTCATGTACGTCATCCACCTGACTAACAGCCCGGTCCAGGTGGAGAAGGGCGCGCTCCGCAACGTCCCCCTCCCGGCGCACCGGCACGAACAACTGTCGGACGTCGCCCAGCGGTATCTGAAGCCGCTGGTCACCCAGTAAGGAGACCACCCACATGGCACGCGACAACCGGCTCCACCTGCCGAACGTGAACCTCAACACCGCTACGCGCGGGACGCCGGTCGCGGTATTCCAGCGCGGCTTCGACGCCTACGAGATGCGGGGCGACATCACCCTCACGGGGGCCGACGGCAGCACCGCCGAGGGGTCCATCGTGGCCACCGAGGTGGGCAAGCTCTTCAACCTCGCGCAGCGGTTCATGGGCAACGCCATCTACGTGGCGCCCGCCGCCGCGGCGGTGCCGGGCTACTACAACCCGGAGGCGGCGCTGTTCGACGCGCTGGAGGACGAGAACGACCCGAAGGCGCTGCACCCGCTCACGCCCTACACCGTCGTGATGGTGGTGCTGCGCAACCAGCCCGCACCCATGATGATGCCGGCGGCGCCGCAGGGCTGATGCCCAACTTCCCGGCGTTCCCGACCCTCTCGATCGGTCCCTACGGGCCGATCGCACCCGGCGTCGTGAAGCCGACCAAGGCGGCCGTCCTGACCGCCAACTTCGGCGGACGCTACAGCCAGCGGTCGGGCGATGGGGTCAACCCCGTCGCCCGCAACTTCCAGTACAGGACCATCCTGCTGCCGGCCGACAAGCTGAAGATCCTGGATGACTTCCTGCTGAGCCGGAAGGGTTACCTGCCCTTCACCTATCTCCTGCCCTACGAGACCGTGGCTCGGCAGTTCATCTGCTCGGAATGGTCGGTTGAGCACCCCGAGCGGCTGCACTCCACGATCTCCGGTCTCTTCGAGGAGAACTTCGACCCGTGACGGCGCCGAACGCAGCGATCATCCGCGCTGGCCAGAGCCTCACCCCGGGCGACCTCGTCGCCCTCTACATCATCGACCTCACTCCGATCGGCGTGAACCAGCAGTTCGCGTTCACGGCAGAGGCCGACAAGGCGCGCGGGCCGGTGCAGTTCCGGGGCATCACCTACACGCCGCTCGACGTGAAGGCGGAGGGCTTCGAGCTGACCGGCCAGGGCGCCATGCCGCGGCCGCGGATTACGGTCACGAATGCCACTCGCCTGATGTCCTCGGCGTCCCGGCTCTACCAGGATCTCGTGCGCGCGCGGCTGCGCCGCATCACCACCTTCGCCCAGTTCCTTGACGGTGCGCCGTCGGCTTCCGCCGAGGCCGCCTGGGCGGAGGACGTCTACCGCTTCGACCAGAAGACCCGCCACACCAAGAGGGTGATCGAGTGGACGCTGGCCTCAGACATGGACCAGGAGGGCCGGGAGCTGCCGGCCCGGGAGATCATCAAGACCGTGTGCACGTGGCGCTACAGGCGCTGGGACGCCACGGCGAGGGTCTTCGTCTACGACCGGGTCAAGTGCCCCTACACCGGCGGCCAGAGCTACGACAGCGACGGCAACCCCACGACGCCGGAGAACGACTTCCCGAGCCGCCACGTGGAGACCTGCTGCAAGGTGCGCTTCGGCCAGCACGCGCAGCTCCCCTTCGGAGGATTTCCCGGTGTCGGCTCTGTTCGCGTTTGACGACGGCATGAACGCGCGCTTCCGCGCCGCGGTCGACGCCCACAAGGCGCACGCCGCCCGCGAGTGGCCGCGCGAGGCCGGCGGCCTGGTGCTCGAGGACGGCAGCTACGCGGCCTGCCGCAACATCGCCGACGACCCGCTGATGGAATTCGAGCTGGACCCCGACGAGGTGCACGCGGTCTCGGGACAGGCCTACGCGGCGGTGCTGCACTCGCACACCTCGGTGAAGGACCCGGAGACCGGGCGCGACCAGCCGCCGCTCGACTGCCCCTCGGGCGCCGACATGCAGGGTCAGCTCGACACGGGCGTGCCGTGGGGCATCTCGCTCTGCCTGTCGACCGGCGCCACCGACCCGTTCTGGTGGGGCCGGGGCGTGCCGCGCCCGCCGCTGGTCGGCCGCGAGTTCCGGCACGGGATCGACGACTGCTACTCGCTCATCCAGGACTGGCACCGGGATGTGGCCGGGATCGAGCTCCCGGATTTCGTGCGCGACGTCGAATGGTGGGAGCCGCGCCCTGGGGAGCCGCAGGCCGACCTCTACATGGACGGGTTCGCCAGGGCCGGGTTCGCGTCGGCGGATCCCGAGCGGGTCTCGCGCGGCCTGCTGCTGCCGGGCGACTGCTTCATCTGCAAGATCCGCAGCCCCGTCTTCAACCACGCCGGCATCTACATCGGCGACGGGCTGATCCTGCACCACCTGATGGACTGCCCCTCGAAGCGCGACCCCGCCTCGCTGTGGAAGCCGAAGCTGAATTTCATCGTCCGCCACAAGGATTTGCCGGAGGACTGGGCGCCGTGAGGACGATCAGGCTCTACGGCTCGCTCGCGCAGGAATTCGGCAGCGAATTCCGGCTCGACGTTCGCTCGATCAGCGAGGCCTGCCACGCGCTCGGCGTGCAGCTGCCGGGCTTCCGGCGCGCGATCACCGAGGGGCGCTTCCGCATCACGCTCGGCAAGAGCCCGCAGCGCGGGTGGAATCTCGACGAGAGCCTGATCACCTTCGGGCTGCCGGCCGGCGACCTGCACATCGTGCCGGTGGTGCGTGGCCGCGGCGGGCGCGGGGCGTCGCTGGGCAAGATCCTGGTCGGCACGGTGATCGCCGCGGCCACGTGGTGGATGGGCGGGCCGGGCTGGGTGATCGGCATCGGCGCCTCGATCGCGCTCCAGGGGGTGAGTTCGCTCCTCACCCCGAAGAAGAAGAACGAGCAGCAGCGCCGCAGCTACATGTTCAACGGCGCCGACAACACGATCAACGAGGGGGACTGCGTCCCGCTCATCATCGGCCGCTGCATGGTGAACCCGAAGACGATCTCCGCCGGGGTCACCACGTCCGACAGCAACGGCCTCCCCACCCCGTAAGGGCCTCATGACCGACAAGACCGATTTCGGATCCGGGTCACCGGAGGATGACGCACGCCTGGACGACTGGGCGGAGCCCGTCGCTGGCCCCGATCGAGGCGACCTGGTCGCGACCAGGATCCGCGGCGCCAAGAGCTCCGGCGGCAAGTCGGGCGGCGCGGCTTCGGGCTCGCCGGACACCCTCTTCTCGACGGCGAAGGTCTCGATCATCGACCTGCTCGGCGAGGGCGAGATCGTCGGCGTCGTGGGTGGTCTCAAAGGCATCTACTTCAACGACGTCCCGGTCCAGAACCCCGACAACACCTTCAACTTCAAGGGGATCACGGCGGAGTTCCGGGTCGGCACCCCCGACCAGACCTACATGCCCGGCTACCCGGGCGTGCAGGCGCACCAGGACGTTGGGATCAAGGTCAATCAGGCCACGCCGGTCTCCGCCTCGATCGCCGAACCCGAGACCGACCGCGCGCGCGTCACGATCCAGATCCCGGCCCTCTACATCGCCAAGAGCGACGGGTCGGTGCGGGCCAACATCCTGCAGTACCGGGTGGAGGCCCGCTACAGCGGCGGTCCGTGGGTCAACGAGATCGGCGACCAGACCATCAACGGCAAGAACACCTCGCCGTACTTCCGCTCCCACGAGATCACGCTGCCGCGCAACCCCAGCGGCAGCTCGGCGCCCTGGCAGGTGCGGATCACCCGGCTCACCCAGGACACCGACGGCTTCAACAACAGCCAGCAGCAGTGGACGGTCCAGAGCGACCTGATCTTCCACTCGCTGACCCGGCTCAACGACAGCAAGTTCTCCTATCCGTGGTCGGCCCTGGTGGGCCTGACCGCGGACGCGAGCTCGTTCGGCTCCAGCGTTCCCGCGCGCACCTATCTGGTCGACGGGATCAAGATGAAGGTGCCCACGAACTACAACGTGGGCACCCGCACCTACACGGGCCTCTGGGACGGTACCTTCAAGGAGGAGGTGTGCGACAACCCGGCGTGGGTCTTCTACCTGCTGCTGGAGAACGACCGCTTCGGCCTCGGCGAGTACATCACGCCCGATGCGATCGACAAATGGACCCTCTACGAGATCGGTCGCTACTGCGACGTGATGGTCTCGGACGGCCGCGGCGGGCAGGAGCCGCGCTTCCGCTTCAACGGGGTCATCGCGTCCCAGCAGGACGCCTACGACGTGCTGCAGCTGGTCGCGCAGATCTTCCGCGGCATGGCCTACTGGAGCTCGGGCACGGTCACCGCCAGCCAGGACCGGCCGCGCGACGTCGAGATGATCGTCGTCCCCGAGAACGTCATCGACGGCGAGTTCAGCTACAGCAGCTCGGGCCAGAAGGCGCGCCACACCGTGGCGATGGTGGCCTGGAACGACCCGGACAACCTCTACAAGCAGACGATCGAGGTCATCGAAGACGCGCAGGGCATCGCCCGCTACGGCTACAACCCGACCAAGATCGACCTGCTGGGCTGCACCTCGCGCGGGCAGGCGCACCGGCACGGCCTCTGGACGCTCCTCACCGAGCTCTACGCGACCCAGATCGTCACCTACCGGGCCGGCTTCGATCACGCGCGCGTGCGCCCGGGGGACCTGATCGCCATCCAGGACCCCTCGATCGCCAACATCGAGATGGGCGGTCGCCTGGAGGCCAGCAGCACGGCGAGCAGCCTCGTGCTCGACAAGCCGGTCACCCTCAACAGCGGGACCAGCTACTCGATCACCGTCCTGATGCCGGACGGCAAGCCGGTGGAGCGGGCGATCACCACCCGCGGCGCGGACCTGGCCGTCCTCGCGCTCGCGACCGCCCTGCCGTCGGTGCCGGACCCAGCCGCCGTGTGGCAGATCGAGGGCGACATCGTCAGCCAGCTGTTCACGGTGGTGAGCCGGAAGCAGGTGGAGCCGCACATCTTCGAGATCACGGGCCTGCAGCACGAGCCCTCGATCTTCCCGGCGGTCGACGACGGCGCGCCCTTCGTGCCCTTGGAGGTGTCGGAGTTCCCGCGCGTCGTCCTGGCGCCGACGAACCTCACCGCGCGCCAGAGCACCTACTTCGAGAACGGCATCCCGCGCCAGTCGGTGATCTTCTCCTGGACCGCGGGCCAGCCCTTCAACAGCGTGGCCTACTTCGTGACGGCGATCCGCGCCTCGGGCAGCGTGGTGACCTTGCCGCGGACCACCAGCACGTCCGTGGAGTTCCTGGACGCCACCCCGGGCGAGTGGACCTTCATCGTCCAGGCGGAGGGCGTGAACGGCGCGCTCTCGGACACCTCGCAGCTGGTGTTCACGGTCACCGGGTGGGAAGGCCAGCAGATCCCGACCATCACGGGGCTGCAGATCAAGGGCGGCGGTACCACCTTCGCCGGCAGGGCCGCGACCCTGGAATGGGACGTCTCCTGGCCCAACCAGCTCGCGCCGTACCCGCTCACGTTCGTGGTGCGCATCACCGACGCCGACACCCTCGCGCTGCTGCACCAGGAGACCGTCACCGAGGAGACCTACACCTACGAGTACGAGCTGAACCGGAACAACGGCGGGCCGCGGCGCCGCTTCCGGGTGGCGGTCTCGGCCAGGGACGCGATCGGCCGCGAGGGTGTGTCCAGCGCCGTGGTGGTGTCGAACCCGGCACCGGCAGCGGTCATCCCGACGGCCGTGTGGACGTCCGAGAGCATCGGCGTCAGCTACACCGCGCCCGCCGACCCGGATTTCAGCGGCTGCCTGATCTGGCTGTCGAAGACGTCCAGCTTCAACCCGCTCACCACCGCGCCCGTCTTCGACGGCTTGGTCACCTTCACGCTGCTGAAGGCCGACCCGGACACCACCTACTACATCCGGCTCGCCTGCTACGACGCCTTGGGCAAGGACCCCGCCGGGCTCAACATCTCGGGCGAGATCTCGGTCCGCACGAACACCTTCCCGATCGACACCCAGGCGCCGGACATCCCGACCAACCTGGCCCTCTCGACCGCGCTGGTGACCACCGCGACGGGGGGCAGTGCAGCCGAGATCACGGCGACCTGGAGCCTGGTCAGCAACAGCAACTTCGGCTTCTACGAGGCGGAGATCCTGGAGGGCGATCCCCTCAACGCGCTCACGTTCTGGACCAACCGCCAGTTCCTGAACAGCACCCGCCACACGTGGCGCAACCTGAAGCCCGGCGTGAACTACGCCGTCAGGGTCCGGTCGGTGAACGCCACCCGAGGCGCCTACTCGGGCTGGTCCCCCGTCGTCCAGATCGTCGCCGCCAAGAACCTGACCAAGCCCGGCGCCGTCACCAGCCTCACCGCGGTCGCCGCGGTGGAGAGCGCGTCCATCTCGTGGACCAACCCGACCGACGCGGACCTCGCCTACGTCGAGATCTGGTACGGCGCCACCGCCGCTACCACTCCGACCACGCTGCTGGCGAAGGTGCCGGTGCCGCTGACCTTCTACGTGGACAGCGGCCTGCGCGCGGCCGGCGGCTCGCGCAAATATTGGGCGCGCCCGGTCAACAGCTCGGGCACGCTGGGCGACTACACCGCAGCCGTCACCGCGACGTCGGCCTCGATCACCGCGGCGATGATCGCCAACAACATCATCGACGCGACCAAGATCGCGACGTCGCTCGAAGTCCCGCGGGTGGTGGCGACCCTACCGGCGACGAAGACGGGGCAGTTCGTCACCCTCTCGTCGGACGGGTTCCTCTACCGCTGGGACGCGACCGCGAGCGCCTACACGAAGTTCACGCCAGCCGCGAACATCTCGGGCCAGATCACGGATGCCCAGATCGCGGCGCTCGCCGCCACCAAGGTGTCGGGCCAGCTCACCGATGCGCAGCTCGCGGCCATCTCGTCGGCGAAGCTCGTCGGCAAGGTGGTGGCGTCGCAGATCGAGAGCATCACCAACCTCCAGATCTCAACCCAGCTCACCTCGTCGCAGATCGCCTCGCTCGACGCCGCGAAGGTGGCGGGGACGCTGAGCGACACCCAGCTCGCCGGGATATCGGCAGGCAAGCTGATCGGCAAGGTGGTGGCGGCCCAGGTCGACACGATCGGCGCCACCCAGATCACCGGCACGCTGACCAACGCCCAGATCGCGGACCTCGCGGCGACCAAGATCACCGGCCAGCTTTCGGACACCCAGATCGCCGCCCTGGCGGCCACGAAGATCTCGGGGCAGCTGACCAACGCCCAACTCGCGGCGATCGACGCCGCGAAGGTGACGGGCCAGCTGGCGAACACCCAGATCGCCGGCATGGATGCGTCCAAGCTGATCGGCACAATCAACACCAACCAGATCACGGCCGGGGCGATCACGGCGGCCCTGTTCGCCAGCAACATTCAGCCGGCCTCGATCGTCACGACCCTGCCCTCGGCGACCGGCTACACCGGTCCGCGGCTGGTGATGAACACCACGGACGGCAAGGTCTACCGCTACACCGGCACCGCCTTCGTGGCGTCGGTGCCTTCCACCGACATCACCGGCACGCTCACCGACGCCCAGATCGCAGGGCTCGCGGCGACCAAGGTCACGGGGCAGCTCACCGATGCCCAGATCGCCGGGCTCCAGGCCGCGAAGCTCGCCGGCCAGATCACCGGCACCCAGATCACCGATGGGGCGATCTCGACCGCGAAGCTCGCGGCGGGCTCCGTCACCGCGGGCGCCATCGCGGCCGGAGCGATCACGGCCTCGAAGCTGACCGTCACAGACATCAGCAACATGGTGCTCAACGGGGAGTTCACCGAGAACGACGCGGCCTCCACCGCAGGCTGGACCTACGTCCCCGGTAACGGGGTGTCCTACATCGAAGGGCCGCAGGGCAATGGCGACCCTCCCGGCAGGTTTCGGCTGCGCTCCAACTTCCGCGATCAGGCGTGGTCGAACTACATCGGGGTGAACTCGGAGGACGACCTCTACCTCTCGGCGTGGTGCTACAACACCGACACCAGCACGGCCAACCTGATGATCGCGACGGCTTACGCCGACAACGCGATCGGCGGGTACTATACCGTTGCCTCAACGACCTTGAAGAACCAGTGGGTGCGCCTGGAGGGGCGCATCAAGGTCCCGGCCGGGACGCAGAAGGTCCGCGTCCTGCTCCAGACCGAGCGCCCCGGAGAAGGGGGCAACCTCACCTACTGGGGCCGGGTGCAGTGCCGCCGCGCGGCTTCGGCCCAGTTGATCGTCGATGGTGCTATCACGGCCGACAAGATCGCGGCCAACACCATCACCGGCAACAAGATCGCCGGCCAGACCATCACCGCCGGCAACCTCGCCGCCGGCACCATCACGGCGAACGAGATCGCCGGCTCGACCATCACGGGCGCGAAGATCGCCGCCAACACGATCCAGGGCTCGAACCTCGTCGCCGGCACCATCCAGGCACGCGAGATCGCCGCCGGGTCGATCGCGGCCTCGAAGCTGGCCATTGCCAGCAGCAACATGGCCTACAACCCGCGCTACGACCAGGGAACGCGCGGGTTCGTGCACGCGCAAGGGTGGCCCAACCACACCGGCATGTATGTCAACAACGAGTGGGCGCCGTCCGGGTTCAAGTCGCTGGCCAGCAACACCCCTGCGACCGTCGCGCAGATCGGGAGCACCTATACCGACTTCAACGCCTACCTGATCGACGCGGCGGGCACCACGCGGATGTACCCGGCCACGGCTGGCGTCACCTACGAGGTCTCGGCTTGCGTCTCGGCCCACCGCTGCGCCGCCCGCCTGTTCATCGCCTGGACCCGGGCGGACGGTAGCGTCATCAGCTACGTCACGGGCAACCAGATCGTCAACAACCAGCACAACAACAACTATGCCTATCGGGACTTCGGTAAATCCAAGGCGATCGGTGTGGCGCCAGCCGCGACGACCGGGTTCTACATCATCCTGCGCGCGGAGGCCCCCTACGCCGGAGACGGACCCTACGTCTTCTGGTCGGCGCTGATGGTCGCCGCGACCGTCACCGGGGCCACCGAGGTCTCGGATTACGTCGACCCGGGCACGACTATTATCGAGGGCAGCAGCATCCTCACCAACTCGCTGCACGGGAACCGGATCACCGGCAACACCATCACGGGCGACAAGATCGCGGCCCGACAGATCGCCGCCGGGCACGTTCAGGCCGGCCAGATCTGGGCCGAGCACATCGCGGCGGGCAACGTCACCTCCGACAAGATCGCGGCCAATGCGGTGACCGCCGGCAAGATCGACGCTGGGGCGATCACGGCGCGGGAGATCGCCGCCGGGGCCATCGTCGCCTCGAAGCTGACCCTCTCCGACATCTCCAACATGATCCTCAACGGCGACTTCGCTACGGGGAACTTTGACGGCTGGGGCTCGGTCAACCCCGGCAGCGTCGGGGGTGTGGAGTTCATTGGTGGCGGCGACCCGGGCGGTGCCTACCGGCTGAGGTCCAACGCCCGCGACATGGCCTGGACGAACTACGTCGCGGGCCAGGAAGGCGACGTCATCTACTTCTCGGCGACGGTTCACAACCAGCACGCGGGACGGGCCAACGCCATCCTCCAGACGGTCAACGGCAGCGGGGCCGGTATCACCTTCGACGTCGTCGCTTGGACCGACGTCAAGAGCGCGTGGGTGCGAATCGAGGGGCGCTACACCCTCCCCGCCGGCACTTCGAGGTTCCGGGTCCTGCTCCAGTGCGAGCGCACCTCGCAGGACAGCACTCTGTCCACCTACTGGGGCCGGGTGAGCGCCCGCCGCGCGGCCTCGGCCCAGATGATCGTGGACGGGGCCATCACCACCGACCGGCTCGCCGCCAACAGCGTGGTGGCGTCCAAGCTCGCCATCGCCTCGGCCAACATGGCCTACAACCCGCGCGGGGATCAGAACCTGCGCGGCTTCTCGATGGGTGGGACGTGGCCAATGGGCACGTCCAGCATGTACCTGGAGAACCCAGGCACGTGGGCGCCAACCGGCTTCCGGGCCGTGGCCCTGCGCAACTCCGCCACCGCCGCGACGATCGGCTCCACCTACGGGGACGTGGTTCACCAGCGCGTGCTCACGGACGGCAGCTTGGCTAACTACCCGGCCACGGCCGGGGTCACCTATGAGTTCTCGGTCTGCATGTCGGCCCACCGCTGCAAGGGCACGTTCTACGTGGCGTGGCTCAACAGCAGCGGCGCGGTCATCACCTATACGCAGAGCAACGAGGTCACCACCAGCCAGAGCGGGGAGACGCCCTACAAGAACTTCAGCAAGGCCACCGTGGTCGCCGCGGCCCCGGTGGGCACAACGCAGTTCTTCATCATCCTGCGCGCCTACCAGATCAACGCGAACGACGCCTACTGCTTCTTCGCGGCGATGATGTACGCGCCGGCCTTCACCGGAGCGACCCAGACCTCGCCCTACGTCGACCCGGGCGTCACCACGATCGACGGGGGCAACATCGTCACCAACAGCCTGCACGGCAGCCGGATCACCGCCGGCACCATCTCGGCGGACCGCATCGTCGCGAACTCGATCACCTCGGGCCAGCTCGCGGCCGACAGCGTCACCGCGTCCCAGATCGCGGCGGGAGCGGTCTCCACCAGCGAGCTGGCGGCCAATGCGGTCACCGCTGAGAAGATCTCGGCCGGGGTCATCACGGCTCGCGAGATCGCCGGCAGCACCATCACCGGAGACAAGATCGCGGCCCGACAGATCTCCGCCGGGCACGTCGTCGCCGGACAGATCTGGGCGGAGCACATCGCCGGCAACCAGATCAGCGGCAGCCACATCATCGCCCGCACCATCGGCGCAGGACACATCGCGGTCGACACCATCACGGCGACTGAGATCGCCGCGGGCGCCATCACCGCCAGCGAGATCGCCACCAATGCGATCACGGCCACGCACATCAGCGCCGGGGTCATCACCTCCCGCGAGATCGTGGCCGGCTCGATCCTCGCCTCGCGGCTGGTGCTGACCGACAGCTCCAACATGCTGTCGAACGGGGACTTCCAGAACCCGTCCACCAACGCTGCGTCCCTCGACAACTGGTACGTCAGTCCTGGCGGGACGACGGAGGTCGACACGGCCAATGGCGGCGACAGCGGCGGCTACCACCGCTGCAAGTCCAACAAGCGGGACTGCGCCTACTCGGAATGGATCATGGTCCGGCCGGGCGACGCCATCAACCTGTCGGCGCGCGTCTACAACACCAACACCCAGCGCGCCAACCTGATGATGATCTGGGCGGACGGGGCCGGCGGCAATGCCGGCTACCCGGGTGCGGCCTACACCGACGTCAAGAATGCCTGGACCGACCTCTCCGGACAGGTCACGATCCCGGAGGGCATCCACAAGTTCCAGGTGCTGCTCCAGATCGACAAGCCGTCTGACGGCGGCAACTGGGCCTACTGGGGCAAGGTCCAGGCCCGCAAGGCCGCCAACGCGATGATGATCGTGGACGGCGCCATCATCGCCTCCAAGATCAGCGCGGGCGCCGTCGAGGCCGACAAGATCGCCGCGAATGCGATCACCGCGGCGAAAATCTCGGCCGGCGCGGTCGGCACCTCGCAGCTCGCCGCCGGGGCGATCACCGCGGACAAGATCGGCGTGGGGCTCAACTCGGGCAACATGCTGCACAACTCCGACTTCACCAACGGCATCGACGGCTTCCAGGCGGGCTGGTTCTCGGACGGCATCGCGCCGCAGGACTTCGGCCAGGACGGTTACTGGTGCATCCCGGGCACCTTCTCGGCCCGCATCCACCGCACCGACACGCCGGGCAACAACGTCGTCGCCGACTACACGCTGAAGCGGCGTCTCACGACTGGCTGGGATCACAAGTATCCGTGCCAGCCCTACCAGCGTTACGAGTTCTCGGCCTACGCCAGCACGCACCGCTGCAAGTCGCAGCTCATCATCTCGTGGCTCGACGGCAACGGGAACAGCATTCGGGACGACTACTCGAACGTGATTGACGACTGGCAGGGCCGCACCAGCCTCGACGGGTGGCCGCGGATGACGCTGGTCGTCAATGCGCCGCCCGGTGCGACCTACATCTACGCGATCTTCCGCGCGATCTGGAAGGGTCAGGCCGACCCCTACTGCTTCTTCCTGTGCCCCTACCTCGCGGTGGCCCAGGCGGGTCAGCAGACGTGCTCGCCTTGGCAGCCGCAGTCCCTCACCGTGATCGATGGCGGCTTCATCGCCACCGACAGCCTGCATGCGAACCGCCTCACGGCGTACTCGATCACGGCGGACAGGATCGCGAGCGGTCAGATCTGGGCGCAGCATATCGCGGGTCGAAATATCACCGCCGGGCACATCCAGGCGGGGCAGGTCTGGGCCGAGCACATTGCGGCGGGCAACGTGACAGCTGACAAGATCGCGGTGAACGCGATCGAGGCCAAGCATCTGCGGGCCTCGCAGCGCGGGATCGGCATCATCGATCTGGCCATTCAGGTGCGCAAGAGCGACCGCTACGTGTCGTGGGGCGGCGGCTACATCACCTACGTCGACAGCAACGGCTACACCCAGGCTCAATGGGTCGAAGGGGGCGGGCGTCAGTGCCACGGCCACACCACGATCGGGTGGTTTCCTGGGGAAGGCTACCTGCGGGTCTACGACGAAACCAACGGGAACTGGTCGGCCCAGTACGGTAACCCCGATTTCGTCCCGCTGGCCTACTACTCGGGCTACGGGTCGAGCGCCGGCCTGATCGCGTTCTACGGCAACACGATCATCGACGGCGACCGCATTGTCACCCGCTCGATCCAGGCGGCCCAGATCGCGGTCGGCGCCATCAACGCGGACCACATCGGTGCAGGGCAGATCACGGCCGACAAGATCGCCGCTGGCAACGTCACGGCCGACAAAATCGGCGCCGGCACGCTCAACACCGGCCTCATCAGCATCGGCAACGCGAACTTCCAGCTCGACAGCAACGCCTCCAACCGCCGGCTGATCCTCAAGGACGACAACGGCCAGACCCGCGTCGTCCTCGGCAAGATCTCCGACGTGGCCTACGGTGACCGCATGCAGCCCTACGGGCTCGCGATGTGGGACCAGTGGGGCACCCTCATCATGAACGGGGGCGGCTTCCACGGCGGCGCGCTGTGGGCGCGCACCATCTCGGCCGATCGGATCGGCGCCAACGCGATCACGGCGAGCGAGCTGTCGGGCGGCCGGCTGATCGTCGCCGAGGCCCAGATCGGCGAGGCCACGATCGGCAACCTGCGCCTCGTCAACAACGCCGTCTCCACAGTGGTGAGCGCGTCGAGCAGCGGCAACAACGCCGGGGTCAGCATCTACGTCCGGGGCACCGGCAAGGTGCTGGTCAAGGCGGGCCGGCACGGCAACCCGGGTCAGCAGGTCGGGGCCAACTTCAACACCGGCAACCTGCGGGTCTCTCGCAACAACATCGAGATCTTCGCCATCCCGGCCAACTACATGTTTCGCTGGGACCAGGGGGCCGGCGGCTCATACAAGTACCCGCTCGGGCACAATTTGCAGATCACGGAGGAGATCGGAGCAGGCAGCTACTTCTATACCATCGCCGACGACAACAACATCGGGTTGGGCGGCGTCTACATCGAAGTCACGGAGCTGTCCAAATGAGCACCGAGCCCGCAGAACCCGTCTGGCCGCCGCCCATCAAGCAGCCGAATATGTCCCAGGAGCCGGTCATCGTGCCGGTCCCGGGTCCCGACCCGGCGACCGCCCTGCCGCCGGAGTTCTTCGACGTGCGGAAGTTCGTGCGCTACGACGAGAACGGCCGGATCACCGGCACCGGCCAGCAGGGGGTCGCCTTCATCCGGGGCGAGAAGATCCAGGGGACCCGGATCATTGAGGGCGACGGCGTGGGCAAGGAGGACACCCACTATGTCGATGATGCGGACGGTGCACCGACGCTGACGGAGCGGCCCACCCTCACCGAGGTGCCGACCACCCTGAAGGTCAAGCCCGGGGTCGAGGCGGTGATCCCCGGGCTGCCGCCCTGCAAGCTGTCGTTCACCGGGCCGCTCAAGGGCGAGCAGCAGCACGGCGCGCTCGGCGACGCGCTGATCGGATTCCGCGTGCCCGGCACCTACCGGATCACCGCCGAGCCCTGGCCTTACCGGTCGATCAGCATCGAGCTGAAGGTCAGCCTGCTGTGATCCATGAGTACCCCCTCGACAAGCTGCGCGAGGCCGCAAAGGCGGTCGTGCAGCGCCACTTCGTCGGCATCGCCGAGAGCGACGGCACGCAGCCGACGTTGCGCGCGATGTACGTCCTGAAGCTCCAGGAGGCCCGCGGCGTGCTCGCGGGAACGCCCTCCGACCTGGTCTCCGGCGAGGCCCAGATCCGCGGGATCACGCCCGAGCAGATGGCGCAGGTCATCGTCGCCATGGCGGAGCAGAACGCGCAGCTCGAACTCGCGCGCATGCAGACCAATGTGCGGATCGACACGGCAGAGGACGAGGCCGGCATCGTCGCGGTCCTCGACGAGTTCGGCCTCGAGGTCTCGCTGCTCGCCTAGCAGCTCCCTCCCACACAGCGAGAACAGACATGACCATCACGGCCGCGCAGCTGCGGACGATCGGTGGCGGCCGCGCGCCGCTCGCCGCGAAGATCGCAGAGACCTTCAACCCCCTGGCGAACGCCTTCGAGATCAACACGCCGCTCCGGCAGGCGCACTTCTTCGCGCAGCTGTCCCACGAGAGCGGTGGCTTCCAGTTCGCGAAGGAGATCTGGGGCCCGACGGCGGCGCAGAAGCGCTACGAGGGCCGCCAGGATCTCGGCAACACCCAGCCGGGCGACGGGAGCCGGTACCGCGGTCGCGGGCCCATGCAGGTCACCGGCCGGGCCAACTACCGCGAGTTCACCGACTGGATCCGCGGGCGGCTCAACGATGCGCCCGACTTCGAGGCTGAGCCCCAGAAGCTCGAGGAGTTCCCGTGGGCCCTCCTCGGGGCCTTCTGGTACTGGGAGACCCGCGGGATCAATCGGCTCGCCGACGCCGACGACGTCGTGGCGGTCACCAGGAAGATCAACGGCGGCACGAATGGCCTGGCAGACCGCAAGGCGGCCCTGAAGCGGGCCAAGGCGGCGTTGGGTGTCACCGCCCCCTCCCCGGCCGCCACGCCCGCCACCAAGCCGAAGGGTGACCGCATGTCCGTCTCCAACGAGAAGTGGGCCGAGCAGTTGCTCGCCAGGTACGAGGTCGAGGCCATCCAGAAGCGCCTTCGCAACCTCGGCTACTTCATGGTCGGCAAGGTGGATGGGGGCTGGGGCCCGGCCACGGCCGGCGCGATCATCGCGCTGCAGACGCAGGCCGGCATCACGGTTGACGGCCACTGGGGCCCCGAGACCAAGGCCGCGCTCGACAACGACGCGAACCGGCGCGCGATCCCGGAGGCACGCGCGAAGACCACGGCCGCGGACCTGCGCAACCAGGGCTCGACGATCGCGATCGAGGGGCACCGGGTCACCTGGGCGTCGGTCTGGCAGATCGTGCTCGTGGGCCTGGGGCTGCTCCAGTACCTCGCCCAGAACTGGTCGACCGACCTGACCGGCCTCGGGCCGGCGAGCGCCTTCCTGGGCTTCCTGCCGCCGTGGGTCGCGCCCGTGCTGATCGTGGGGTTCAACCTCTACAACGCCCTGGCGGCTCAAGGCATCGTCCGGGCCCGGGTCGTGGCCGAGCGGACGGGCCTGCACAACGGCGAGCCCGACCCGGCGCCCTCCCCGCCCGTGACCCAGGCGCCCGACGGCCCGCCAATCGGCGGCATCCTCGGCATGCTATTCGGACGGCGGACGTGATCCCCGCCCGGATCTACGCCGCCGAATGATCACGCGTGAACCCGACCGGCGCGGACACGCCGACCGGGGCCTGACCCCGCAACGCTCAGGTGAGGAGCGTTCCAGGGCCACGCCCACGGACGTCAGAAATCCATCGCCCCCTCGCCTTGTCATTGCTCCCGGAGGCGCCGATGCCGACCAATATCCGGCGTCCGAATGTGGGGCGCTGTTGGCTGGCGTTCGTCGCTCCTTGGCATGGACGCGCCATGATCCAGTACGACCCAGATCCCGCCATCAACGAGCGCATCCGGCGCGCCGTCCGCTACGGACAGACCCGGTGGGCTGAGGTGTGGCTGTCTCTCATCATGGTCACGTTCGGGATCGTGCTGCTCTATCCCGAGCCCACCTTCGTCGGCCCACAGTGGCGGGTGATCGCGGCCTTCGTCAGCGAGCGCATGGCCGGCAGCATCTCGATCGGCTTCGGCTTGTGCCGCATCCTGGCCTTGTGGGTGAATGGCCGCCGCGGGCGGGAAACCTCGCTGGTGCGCACCATTGGCTGCGTTGCAGGCTTCGCGTTCTGGCTGGCGTTGGCGCTCGGCTTCGCGGCGGCCTTCCCGCCTCTCTCAACGGGGATCGCGGTCTACGGGGTGCTCGCCATCGCCGAACTGCACTCCTCCGGCCGGGCCGCCTCCGACATGGCGGCGGAAGATACGTTCGGCTTGCGGAAGAGGAGGCGGCGCGTTGGCAGATCCGGTCACTTCTCTCGATAG